TTCATCTTCCGCGAATTCTATTCCAACAGAGTTGTCTCCTTGTAAAGCTCTTCTGAAGTAATCTCCTAGAGCTTTGTTGTGAGGGACAATGTAATCGACAGGAGATCCTTTGGATCGTTTACCTACACCGATAACAGACGTAGACATGTCTTTATTGGTAGACCCAGACATTAATAAGAACATTGCAGCAGCTTTAGATCTTGTAGGATCTTTAAACTTCCCATTAGGATGTCTGTCTAAAGATTCTGTAATAAACTTCTTAGTCTGTTCATGCTGCATTGCTCTAATAACTGATTTCTTCTGAGCATCTACAGCAGATTGATCAAGAGGTTTAGCTTGCATAAGCTCTTTAAGCTCATTAAGATTTTGGTAAACAGGATCTGAGATAGGGTCTAAACCTTTAAGTTGTTTTTTCCTATCTTCCATTTGGCTGTTGATGTAACCTAAACCGCTCTCCTTGGTCGCCTTACCGTTCTTGCCTATTACTTTATTAGTCAAGTGCAGATCAGTAATTAGCCTCTCAGTTTCTTCAAGTTCTGCTCCGAACTCCCGCATAGGACCTCTGATTGCAGCAACGTCTTTTTCAGATAATCCTAAAGCCTCAGAGGTTTTTCTTATCCAGTTTCTCTGATCTTCATTGAGCTCTGATTCATCAGCACTTAGAAGTGTGACGTTCTTTGCGCGACCACCGTTGCCAAAGCAAGCTCTATTGTTTGCTGACATCTTTAGTCCATCAGGAACAACCCAAACCTCTTTATCATCTGTCTCTGGGTTGAATCCAATGGCGTCAGCATAATCTTGGTTATTTCTCATTATCTCTGAAAGTGTTTTCAGTTCGGGTTCTAGACCAAGCATTGCAGCTTTCTCGCGAGCTTTTGCTTCATCATCATACAGGTAAACAACGTCTTCTCTGGTTCCGTCACCTACAGTAGATCCGACCTGTAAAACCTTATCAGCATCCATCAGTCGATACCTAGCTTGTGCTCTACCTAATGACGCATTGAAAGTCTTAGCTAAATTTAGACATCCTTCAGCTTCAGTAACTTGGTCTCTAATGTGGTTGAATTCTACTAGATCACTCTCATTTATAGAGAACTCATTGTCTTCATAGCCATCCACCAAGCTCTCCATAGCTGTTAAGAATGTGCAAAGTCTATCAATACTGCCAAGATAATCTGCGTAAGCTTTCTTAATCTTTTCCTTTTCCTTCTTGCCCTTAGCTTTTTGTAAATCATCCATGAAACTCAGGATAGAAAACATATGCTCAAAGGTCTTTCCTCGAACGTTAATCAAATCACCGCTTACAGGCTTCTGCTCTAAATCATAGACAATAGGATTAGGGATACCTTTATCTCTCATGCCTTTTGAAAAAGCATCAAACATAAGTCTATCACCATCAGATACTACAATACCTTTGTCAGGGGCTATCCTGATGATCATGTCCCCTTGTCTTGTAAAGATCAGAGTCTCCCTGATCTCTGCTAGCCTATCAGGCGATAGCTCTTTGTCAGAGGACAAGTCCTTCATTACCTTCTCAAACTTCTTTCTAGCCTTCTCTCCGTCTTTATTGTCTGCTCTTAGAGACTCTGTGTTTAATTTAACACATTCTTGTCTTTTAATATTTCTAGGGCAATCTATATTAAATAACGCTGTTGTTATTTGATCTGCACTAAGAGCGATTAATTTTGATATAGCGTTAACACTTAATTTTTGCCCAGTATTTGTCGAAGCTTCTATAAAACGTTTTTTATCTAACATTAATCGTTTAGCCCATTTAGTATCTAGGAATATCTTTAGAGCTTCACAATGTTTACCTTTTTGAAATTGTTTATAAGCTTCGTCTCCTCTTTTTATGTCTGCTGGTGAGGTGTCTCCTTTTCTTCTTCTGTCTCCTCTTAGGTTTCTCTGAGACATCGCGATAGCTTTACCAATCTTTAACTTACACAGAACATTTTTGTTTGAATTGTTTTCTGCACTTTCCCAAACTTTATTTAGAAGAGGTTGTAGATACTTTAAAATTACATTCTTGGCCTCTGCCTCTTTCTGCATGGCAGCTAGTTGTTCAGGAGTTAATTGAGGTTGTTCTGCTTCTTGGTCCTGAGTGACCTCCCCTTCCTCTTCTTCACCGCCTCCCAGTAAAGTAGTCAAATTTTTTGCTTCTTGATTTTGTGATGAGAGAGCTTCTCCAGTAGTAGGATTTATACTCCAAGAAGCCCAACCAGCATTTATACCTATTTTTATAGGATTACCTTGCTTATCAACACTTAATTTAATAGAAGTGGCAACTTTACCAGACGGTGTTGTAACTTTTGTTAGAGCTTGGTTTGGTTGTAATTTTAAGGTCTTAAGAAAAGACATTAATTCTGCTCTTTGTTGCATAATTTTATTATTAGCAACTTCGTCAATACGGGTAACGCAGCAGCCACGACCTTTGTAAGAGTTAATAAGTTCTAGAAAGTATTTCATAATACGAAAAAACCCGCCTATAGTATTTATAGGCGGGTTTCCAAGAAAATTTTAGTTACTTCATGTTGTTCCTTGTCGAACATTTCTAAAGTCTAGGAAATCATACTTGAATGAAACTTCCAGGGTGTGGAACTCGTTAGTTGAGTAATTAAGTTCACTTGGTTTAAAGCTCATTGGATAAACTCCGTAATACTCAAGAACCGCGTGAGGCTCCTTAACGTTATCTAGGAAGAGAATCTCAAGTCTGTTTGCTTTGAAGTGTGGAGTGCCTCCGCCTCCTGGACGAGTGTTCGAGACTAGGTTACCAGTAAGAGGATCGTAAACACTTTTAAACCACTTCCAAAGAGTAGGGGCAGTTTGTCTCAGGTAAAGATGATCGAAAGTTATCGTTAGTTCTTCTTGAGTCATCTTACCAGGGTAGTAAACTTTATCGTTTAAGCGGTCCACTGTAATAGACTCAACACTAATGCCTCCTGGGCTAACTTGCTTTGCAGCAAGGGTCAGGTCCTGTTGATTAAGGTTGCTGTCTGCTCCATCTGATGGAATGTTATAAAAGTGAACTTCAAACTGATAAGCTCTTACTGAATCAAGTTCCGTGGAGATAACAGGTAGTGACTCACCTGCGTTAAATGTTCTCCTAAAAGCTTCAGACCTTGAATAATATGATTGTGGCGTTGACATAATTTTTTTTCCTTATTTATTACCCTGAAATTTTAGCTGATTGTGAGGTTACATTGATTTCAAATACAACAGCTTCCGCAGCTTTTGTTGGCTTAATAAGAATCTTACACCAAACTTCGTTGCGATCAACCCTTACAGGAGTATTTACTGTCTCATCACATATTACTCTAAATTCAGTGATACCTCTGCGTTTGCTAATGTCATCTAGCAATGGGTTTACAGTGTCTTCAATCTGAGCCCAAAGAATTGAATCGTTAGGTTCGAATGCGAATCTTTGAGTTGAGAGGAGAAGAACCTTTCTGATATAAATCATCAGCATTCTTACATTGATTCTATCAAGAGCAGTTGGGTTTCGTTGTGCCGTTCTTTGACCAAAGATAGTGATACCTTGCTGCGGGAAGTTAACAATTGGGTTGATTGCATTACCACCGCTATACATAGAGTCTCTATCTCCTTGGTTTAATACAGTCTGGACTTCAAAAGGCTTAGTTAGCCGACCTCTCACAAAACCAGCAGGAGCAAACCAAAGTTCTGAAGTTCCTGCGGTGTAAGCGATTTGTCGGGCTCCGTAAACCGCTGGGTCAATCCAGACATCTCTGCCTAGGCTGGGGATGAAGGTGTGGACCCAAGGCCAGTAGATAGCAGCGTAAGATGAATTGATTGCGGCTGTTCTATCGTCTGAGAAACCGTTTGACCAATCAATTGCTTCTTGAGTAGTATCTGCGGCAAGGTATGGAGGAGCCACACAAGCAATGAAGTTTTGGCTAGTTTCTGCTAGAGTAATCAGAGCCTGTTGAATTTGCTGCGTGTGGAGACCCGGCACTATACCAATCGTCAGGTTCAGAAGATCGTCATCTAGAGCATAGATACCCGTCTTTTCCGATGGATCTCCAATAACAACTGGGTTGTAGACCGCCTCAGTTTTTGAGGAGCCGCTGTTGCCCCCAGTCATTGCGTAAGTTCCTTGAACAAGCTTGACGAATCTTGGGTTGGCTGCTGGGACAGAAGTCCCATTAGTTCCTGAAACCATATCAACGTCAGCCAGAGTAAGGAGGCTTGTGATTCTATCACTGAAAGCACCCATTTGCTCTGGGCTTGCAATTTTTGCAGTGCCTTCAACGATATTACCTTGAATATAATCTGAAGTCCTGTCTTCGCTGCCTTGATTGATGACATCAGTGATAAAGTTATTGTTAGCGATAAAGCTAGATTTAAAGCTTTCTCGCACTGATCCTTCATCGTTTAGAGATACTATGAATTTGGCTCCACCTACAGCGTCAATCTCAACACTATTTCCGCTGACTGTGCCGTCTGATTTAGTTCCTAAGTTGTAACCATGACCTGGGTAAAGGCTTTCTACAACATAAGAAGCTTCTGAGGTTAGAATTGATGAACCTCTGACAGTGATTTCATCAGTTACAGTAGCCCCAATAGGGACCCCACTCTTATCTAAAGCCATGAATACAGGTGCTGTAGCAGAGAGATACAGGCTTGCGCCTGATCCTGCGTAAGAGCCTACGATAAATCCATTTACATATCCACTGTCGTCGTCGGTTGAAACAGCTTGAGGAGTCTTAACTCCGTTTGCATCCACTGAGAATGGATAAGAAGCGGAAATCTTTGCTCCATCAAAATCAATCCCAAAAATACCTGCAAGAGCATTAAATTGGCTGTTGTAGCCAGTAGCTGGTATAGTGTAATACTTGTCGAATAGGTAACCAGAAGCTCCTGTATGATCAGTGACTCTGGCTAATACCGTTAGTCCGTTTGTCACACCGAGGCTATTGGCACTTACTGCGACCGCTGGGCAGACTCCTAAGGGCACTGTTGCAGAAGCATTTTTTGCACTATCAGTCGCCACTCGGACATAATAAAGTCTGTTAGTAGCTTCTAAGATTTCTAATGCTCCAATAATCCCTTGACCAGCAATGGATTCATCAGGAAGACCAAAGGTGTCTACCAGTCTTTCTGCGTTAGTGATAAGAGTTGGGACATCGACTGGACCTTTTTGAGCGAATCCAACGACACCCACAGTTGTGGAATCAATTGTTGCAGGATAGTTTGAGAAATCCTTTTCAATT